GAGCAACAGGATTTACTGGTTCTACAGGTCCTACTGGTGAAACAGGATTTACTGGTTCTACAGGTTCTACAGGAGCAACAGGGTTTACAGGAGCAACAGGGTTTACAGGTCCTACAGGTTCTACAGGAGCAACAGGATTTACTGGTCCTACAGGAGCAACAGGGTTTACAGGTCCTACTGGTTCTACAGGAGCAACAGGATTTACAGGTCCTACTGGTTCTAATGGTGTAACTGGACCTACTGGACCTACTGGTTCTAATGGTGTAACTGGACCTACTGGACCTACTGGTTCTAATGGTGTAACTGGTCCTACTGGTGCTGCTGGAACAACACCCGCACAAGGTCCTGTTGGAAGTGTTCAGTTAAGCAATGGTGCTAGTGCATTTACTGGTTCTACTGGATTTTATTATGATGGAAGTACTGGTGTGTATACTTTATATGGTGGTCCTAATGGAAATTATGTTAAGTTTGACGATGATGATGGAATTATGACAATTGGTCCAGTACTAGGCACAGGTGGTTTAAATTTATATGCAGGAGCAAGTGGCCTTTTAAATTTAGATGGAGGGTCCTTAAGCGTTGTTATTGGTGGTGTTCCGGGTTCACTGGGCGAATATTTAGGTTCTGATGGTGCTGGAAATGTTGCGTGGTCACCTCCTAGCATTGTAGCTTCTGGAACGATTGACCAAACCGGATTTACTGGACCTACAGGTGGATTTTACTACAAACAGGTTAGTGTGCCTGGTATGTTTGAAAATGGCTTGGTCTTGGCTACTGCAAATGGCACACCTAGTATTTCTTATAACGCATGGATTGTCACTGTTCAACCTAGTGTAGACAATATTACTGTTTGGACTGCTGCTAATCCTGTTGGGGCTACTGGTCAGACTTGGGAAGCACATTATGCAGTTACAAGTTTTGGAACTCCTCCTTCTTAAAATATATATATAAAATAACCTAATCAAATAATAATGGTTAACTTCTACTTTGCTAATGATGGCGTACATAAACTTGCTGCTGAATTCGACAATCCATACCAACTTATTAAATTTGGAGCCAAAGACTATAATGACTATACAATCTATTACCAAATAGATCCTAAACTAGCAAGACAAAAGAAAGCAGCATATTTAAGAAGACATCGTAAGAATGAAGATTGGGAAGACCCAAGAACACCGGGTGCACTAAGCAGATGGATTCTTTGGAATAAACCAACTATTAATGAGTCTATAAAGGCTTATATAAAAAGATTTGCTCTATAATAAATGGAGTATTTGAAGCAACATCTAAAGCATCTATTAAACGAACTTGCCTATGCTTATGAAAATAACCTAACAGAACGTATTATAGGATTAAAAAGACATATTAAACACCTAAAGGAAATGCTAAATCAGTATGAAAGGGTAGAATTCAAGTTTAGAAATAACCTATAATCTAATAATAAACATGTCATTTGCTATTAAATTTCTATATGAGCAGTTGAATTATCTACTAGGTCATCTAATATTTACAGATGACCCGGTCGAGAGAAAAGAACTTATTGCTAAAATTAAAGAAGTTCGAGAACAACTAAATGACGAAGAAGAACTTGAACGAAGAATTTCTCACATGTATTTGAACGAGGACCCATCTCTGTATTTTTAAATTATTGCTTCTTACGTCTAGATTTCCCTTTGCCTTCGAATTGGTCTAATCCATGACTCTTCAAATAATCACCGGCAGTAACAACATTCCCAATAGGAGTTAAGCGAGCAATCTTTCGAAATATAGAAGAGTTCTCTTTGATAACTTCAGGCTTCTGTTTAAGGAATAGTCTTACCAAAGTATATAGTGGATCACCATCCATAAATATGCGATGATTAGGTAATGTTGCACTAAAGTCATGGGGTTGAATAGCAGGGTTATATGATTGCCCTTCAGAGATTAGTCCTTTATGTAAGAACAAATCCAGAATAGCACCACCCAAAGAATGACCAACACCATAATACTTCAAGTCAGGATTTTGTTGCTTGAAATTGCTTAAGAATCTTTCATCCTCTTTGAATCTATCAGAAAGATGAAGACTATTAACAGCAATAGTTGCATCGGCTTTAGTGTCTCGTGAATCAAATGTTCCACGAATACTTACTACGACATCATTTCCGGATTTGTAGAACTTCAGTGTTGGAGTTTCAGCAACTAATTCCCAATCACCAACTTTTTTTGATGCAGAAGGTTCATATGATTGTTTAACTAATTCAAAATATGCTTTACGGTCAGGTGCTATACCACCATGAAGTTTTGGTAAGCCACATTTACAACACTTCATTTATAACTTATATATGAAATTATTAAGCAAAACAATACTAATATTTAGGAAGACCACAATGGCGGCATTTTCTTTGCTTTCCACTTCCTGATAGAATACCAAAATTGTCTGCTTTTAATAGATTATTCATACGAGCAAATAATTCATTGTTACCTCCCTTATCAGGATGTAATGCTCTGAATACTGCTTTTGCCGTACCTTTCAAGTTCTGAGGATTAATCGTTCTTGCGCGAATAGCAGCATTAAATCCTTCTTTTTGGCCTTCAAGTGTTTCCACTAATCTGTTAACTTCTGCTAAGTCTTCGCTTGAACCTGCTGTTAGAATTGCTCCAAGAATTCTATTCAAATTACCTTCAGTATATTCAACAGCAGCACGTGGAGGGGGAGGTGGAGGAGCAGCACGCGGCGGAGGAGGTGGAGGAGCAGCACGCGGCGGAGGAGGAGGAGGAGCAGCACGCGGTGGAGGACCACGTGGAGGGGGAGGTGGAGGAGCAGCACGCGGTGGAGGAGGAGGAGGAGCAGCACGCGGTGGAGGGGGAGGTGGAGGACCGCGCGGACGAGGACGTGGAGGAGCAGCACGTGGAGGAGCAGCAGGTGGAGGAGCAGCAGGTGGAGGAGCAGCAGGTGGAGGAGCAGCAGGTAGAGGAGCAGCCAATGCTGCATCAATACTATTAAATAGTCCAAGAACTTTTTGAACTAATGGAGGACTAAATGGTAATCCAAGAGAAACATGTTCTTCATTACCATTCTTAATGGTAATCAACTTTTTACGAAATTTCTTTAGATCAGCAAGTCTGACTTCTAATCCCCTATACAAGTGAGCATTTTTTTTTTTTGGCATCTCCCCTTTAATTCTGTCTATCTCCTCGTTTAGATTGTCCTTAACAGCATTAAATCGTCCCAGTAGCTGAGCATCCATTCTTTGTCATTATATATGAAAATATTAAGCAACTAAAAGCAGGCATACTCGCCAATATAAAAAATAATAGAAAATCTTTAGACATTTTGACAAATTCAATCTCATCATATGACGACATTTGTATTATATATGGTAAAAATCATTAAGTTATATATAAATACGCGAAAACACATAAAAAATACAGTATTTTAATCGATTAAAATACTGTATTTTTTTGCCTTTTTCCAATAATTACATTATAATTAGTGATTTTTACATTATAATTTCATTTTCAATAAGTAAAGATGCCAAGTAAAGAGTATTTCCGTGAATATTACTTGAAGAATCGTGAACGCATTCTTAAGCGTGTGACTGCTTATAATGAGACGCATTCAGAAGAACGAAAAGTTTATGATCGAGTTCGTCATCTTCTTACTTATACATCAAAGCCTAAGGAAAATTTTAAGATTGAGAAGAATGTTCAAGTTAAATTTAATTGACCATTTAGGGAGCAAGAAGAAACTTTTGAACGCAAGCCGTTAACTGACTGCTATTGTTCACAGTAGAATGCTCCCTGAAGGGTTTGTTGTATTTTTATATTGTTGCTAAATCTGGATTTGTTCTTACATGTAGGCACCCATGCCAAAACGGCCACGCATCGCGACCTCATGAGGTATCTGGCCTGACATCTTAATATGCTTCATGCCACCATGGCGGCCAGCACCTACCGAGCGCTCAAGGTCAGCCTCCGGCGCACGCGCAGGCGCAGAGAGAATGTCCTGCTCCGTGAGCACACCCTTGATTACACGAGAAGAACCTTTGATGGTCTCGAAGAAACCTGAACTAATCGGCACCACGTAGATGTTAGGAGTCTGAGAAGAGCCAGTGAAGTTCTGGACTTCTAGCGAGAACTGTAGCGTGAAGTTGCCTACAAGACCGGGCGCCTGTCCAGACTGGAGAGGGAAGTCACGACCAGGTCGTAGCACTAGAGGACCGCCCACTAGACCTACACGGCCACCAGAGCGAGTCACGGTGCTAGTCGTAGTCGCAACCTGCGAGAACGGCACATAACCATAGCCAGACCACTCAGACCAATCCATGTCTACACCATTGTGAACAGACATTCCATATAGCTGCTCCTGCGTCATCGTGGAAATGAGCCCAGAGAAGTTGTCAAACTGCAAAGCAATCTTGGTAATGGGAAGAGACCAATCACCATTCGTGGCATCAGCATACGAAGAAGGCTTCACATAGATTACGAGCAGGTCCGGGATGTTCGGGAGAGTAATCGTGTTCGACGTCAACTGGGTGCCAGCAGTTAGTAGAGAAGTAGACGCAGGCACGGCAACAGACGGGGTAGAAATATACCTCGGATACTCTTGAAAGGGGCAAATGCTCTTGGGCGGCAAGCTCACATCTAAAGACGGCGTTAAAAATTGCACCGCTAGAGACGGCTGCGTTACCCATAGATCACTCTTGCCACCATTCTGAGACCAAGTCGTCGTTAGAGCACTAAAAGACGCATCAAGAGCCTTGCCAGTCTCTACACGGAAGAGCGTAGTGTCCAGCGAGGCACGGAAGGCACGGTTAGGAGAAGGAGCCATGTTCATCTGCACTTGGAAATTCTGAACACCAAAGAGACCAGTGCTGAGTTCATCCTGATCAGCAAACATGAACGGAGATAGCAGAAGCTTCTCTACAGAACTTACAACCGCATAAAACGTTAGAGTGCGAGCAGCAGCAGCGACATTTAGGTCTGCGGCAAGCTGAGGCTGGCCATTTACATACCGAACATTGCCAGCAGTCACAGGAGCAGCAATCGTGCCTACAGCAGGAGTCACACCAGTGTCATCCGTCGCAAAGTAGAAACCATTAAAGCCACCATTGGCTACCTCATCAGAATTCTTGGTCTCATCCCAAGCAAGCAGAGGAGTGTTCTTTACTATGCGAGAATCAGGGTATTTGGCATAACGATCCAACATCGTCGGGCAAGTGCGCTGGCGACGAGAATCCGCCAAGTCCGCTAGACGAAGCACCTGAGGGAGAACATCCTGCGTGTTCATAGTTACAGTCGCATCGTTAATCGTCGCAGACATCTGGTTCACGGCCTGATGAAGAGGAAAGGCCGCAGGGGCAATTAGACCAGTTAGAGGAGTGCCAGCGGGAATGTCAAGAGTGCCAGCCGTTAGAGCAACCGTAATTACAGCCACAGCGGTCGCCTGCCACTGAACAGCGCGGTCTACGAACACGTTCTCGGACGGCACCTGAACGTTGAACTGGCAAGAGGATGAGTCAGCAGTCTGAGCCTGAACGGATACGTTGGAAATAGAAGAAGCACCCTTCTCAACCGCAAACTTCGGCTTCTGCTGGATAATGCGAGGGTCGAACACGGAATACTTCGAAACTTCGCTAGCCATGTTTTGTTATTAAGAAAACAAATTTTTTTAAAAGAAACGACGATTACAAGACGAGCTTCTTCTTGAAAAGCAGACGGAATGACATCGACCCTTGGTTCGGAATAGTTAGTGAGATCAGTGAATTTGTTAGTCGGTTGCGCCAAAATAGTGAAACGTCCACATCCGAAATTCCTTCCTGTGAGGGCGACAAGGAAGAAAAAGTTAGCGTCTGGGGTTCGTATACTACAGAGCCTCGCCAGAAATCTGCTTTTGTAGCATTAATAGGAACTTCGATTAGAACCTTCTGGAAGGCTCCACCAGAAGAACTCTGACCACCAACGTTCGCAGTTCCAAATACAATTGGGTTTGCGGTTCCTTCGTTGCGAACAGGGATTTGGGTCGTCACAAGCACAATAGATGACACAGGTGACCAAATACTTCCAGTGCTTATGTAATCTTGGGGAAGTCTTACAAAGAATGCATTAGCAAGAGCAGCACCGCTAAATGGATTTGCTAACTGAACTATAGAAGACTTAGGCAGACTTCTCAAGGTATTTCCTACAGGTGTGGTTGCCTTTGCGTCTCCACTAGGCAAATCAATATTTAGGCCTGTGTCAAACACAACTTCTGGCAAGTAATATTCATCTGGACCACCATTAGGACCTCTTAAAGCATCATTCCACTTCTGCATTGGTCCATAATAGACAGATGAAAAGTTCGAAAGCAATAGTTCCAAGCAGGTATTCATTCCAACAAATGAATATTCTCCAGATTGGTAACCACCAGCTGCCGTATATGTAACAGAAAAAGGAGCAGGAAGAGCCGTGTTAACAGGAACCATACAGGTCTTTGAATCCTGATTGATTGAAAATAGGCCAGTAGTCTCGTCATATTCAATAAACGGACACTGAGTTCCAACTCCTGAATTTACAGTTTCCCATGCTGTATTTAAAGCCTTGTTTACAAGACTTACCCAATGCGTATAAGAATAGCAATAGTAAAACTCAGATTCTTGCTGGGTAGGCTGAGCCGTTACAGGGACTGGAATGTAAGAAGCCGTATTTTCAGGTTCCCATACAATGAAAGTAGGAGCAGAAAGAGCATAATCACTTCCATCATAAACACCTACCTGAACACTATAGATTGTCGTAGTAACATCTGAAGGATCATAATAGGTTGCTTGCCCAGAAGTTGGAATATAATTTCCATCTTCCAACTGACATCCAGATGGAGTATTGCAAGTGAATGTGTTTGTTGTTGAATTAAGACATACTCCATCAACAAGATTCAGAAATGAAGAATCAAATCCAAGAATCAAACTAATAATATTCTTATTTTTGAGACCATGTGAAACACAAGTATACGTAACGATTGAAGTCAGAGGCAAATTGTTTGAATCACGGCTTGTAACAACTACAAGAGCAGCCGTAATGCTTTTCGTAAGTATAGGAGGACTCATTTGAGGAATAAATAGAGGAAGAGTCTTCTGGCATCCTCCTAGACTAAAGTTCTGAACTGATACCTCGTATTTTGAAGCATCAGGAACCAATGGTGTTTGACGTTGGTCTTGAAACACAACACTCGGATCCTCTTTTTGCTTACTAGTCGTTAGAGTATTGTTAATGACAGTTCCATTATAGTAAATGCGATCAGGTGCTGCCTGCTTTCCTTCGATCTCAACCTTTGAGAAACTCATTTACTACTTAACACTATAATTTTTATGGATTACTTACCAATCATGTTGAACGTAAAAGCACTAACAAAGGTATCAGGCGTTAATCCAGTTGACTCTACAAGCTTAATATATTCAGGCAAATGTAAGTTCTTAAAATATAATCTCGTTGTGCAATGCCTTCCACAAGTATTCATATTCATTCTGTCTTTCTGAAATGGGTATGCGTTCGATTTGACCTCGTAACTACTTGCGTTTAGTAGTTGTGTTAATTTCTTAGTCGACTGACCCAACTCCTTTAATTGTTCTTTAGATAACCATTTTGATTCTCCATCAGGTTTATAGTTGCCATAAGGATCAAAATACTCTATAATATTGGTGTCTCTATAATTCAATAAGCATACCCAATGGCCTGTAAAATGATTTTCTGTTAGGTATAGAAGCATAAGCCTTCCCTTGTCATCTAATACATCATCAATACTATTTGCTTTTAATAGGTCCGGATATGACACAATCTTTAATGTTGGAATCATTTTTTGGATGTCTGATTCACTCAATGAATATGACTCAACATCCGGCATTTTCTTTTTCATCTGTAATGCTTCTGCTTGTTGAATTGCTCGCTTCAATTCAACAGGTTTACGTGAGAAAGGAACACCATTCAATTCCGTTCTGTAACCTTTCTTTCCTCCAAGTTGGTATGGTCTAATCAAAGGTTCCATTTAATTTAAGGTTCGAAACAAATCCAGAATTGGTGACATGTCATAAGGCAAGCATAGACTATATAAGACTATGTTTGTTC